CCCTACGAGAAAATATACATCGTCAGATCGCTTGTATCGACCAGAGAGATTGGTTTCCTACCCGGAGATCATGAGGATAAGTCCACTCTCTATCAAATACCATATAAGAATATGGTAAAGTATATGTTTGAGTTACCATCAGCAGCAGATTTTGAAATGCTCTATGGTAATTTAAAAGCACAAGAAACGATCTCATTCTGGAGCACATCGTTTATCAGGGGAACAACATTTGATAGGGCCATAATCATCGTTGACGAGTTCCAAAACTTGAATTTTCACGAGTTAGATAGTATAATGACTAGAGTAGGAGAGAACACAAAGATCATGTTCTGTGGAGATGCAACACAAACTGATCTCATCAAACAAAACGAAAGAAATGGTATTGTAGATTTTATGAGAGTCCTTCGTTTGATGTCATCAATTGATATCATTGAGTTTGGTGTGGAAGATATTGTTCGATCTGGTTTAGTTAAAGAATTTATTCTTGCAAAAATGGAACTTAATTTATGAATTTTATTCATCATAATTATCTGGGTGATCTTGAATTACAAAAAAAAGAAACTAACGGTATAAGACTTTATAATCTTCCAAGTGGAGATTGGGTTCCGTCAATTACTTCTGTGACATCCTTTTATAATCGTCAGATCTTTGCTGACTGGAGGAAGAGAGTTGGTGTTGAAGAGGCAAATAAGATTACAAGAAAAGCAACTGCTCGTGGTACAGATTATCATGAGGCAGCACAGAACTATTTGTTAAATCTTGAATTGAAATGGGATGAATATCAGCCTCTCACAAAGTTCATGTTTTACAACACCCTACCATATCTGGACAAGATAAATAATATACACGCTATCGAGAGGACTCTTTACTCAGAATACCTCGGTCTTGCCGGTAGAGTTGATTGCATCGCAGAGTATGAAGGAGAGTTAGCTGTAATAGATTTCAAAACTTCAACTAAGATAAAACCAGAGAACTGGTGTACAAATTATTTTGTACAAGAAATGTTTTATGCTGCTGCGTACTACGAACTAACAGAGATTCCTGTAACAAAGTTAATTACAATAATGGTAACTCCTGACGGAGAGGTAAAAGTATTTGACAAACGTAACAAAGGAGACTATATTAAATTATTAGTTCGTTACATCAAAGAATTTGTATCTCACAATACTAGGTCGCCAAATGGACAATGAACTAGAAAAGGCATTCGAGGATAAGTTTTACTGTCCTGCTCGTTTCGCACAAGAAATCGAAGGACTTGTGCAAGCACAAGAAGAGATGAATTACATCGATGCGATTGTCTATTTCTGTGAAATAAATTCCATTGATCTTGAGTCAGTTCCAAAACTGATATCAAAACCACTCAAAGAAAAACTCAAGTATGAGGCACAGGAACTCAACTTTTTAAAAAGAACTTCAAGGGCTAAAATAATTTTCTGATGGATGAATATGATGAGAACCCATTTTGGGGTGAACCAACTCCCACTGATCTGTGGGAGGACATGAAAAAACTTAATGCTTTATATGATAAACTTCAATGGGATCATCGTGATTATCTAGAGTTTACAATTGAAGGAAATCATATTACAATAAGGAATAAATCCAGAGAAGGAAGGTAATGATGCCGTTTGATGCCTACCGTTGTTATTTGTCATTAAAAAATCACTTCACAAAAGACCACTATGATTACCATAAGTATGGTGGCAAAACAAGAGCAACCAAAGAAGCCTTTTATAAAAGAAAGGATCGCTTTTGGTTTGAAAGATTTGCAAGACAGAAGAATGATAAAGAAGTTGTAGACTTTTTTGTATCTAATTTTGTTTCATGTTCTGATCCTGAGAGTATGTGGATCGGAGAAATGATTAAAGAAGGAGAGGGAAGATATGTTGATTGGAAGAAAAAGGTACAGTCTTTGTCATATATCTTCAAAGAAGAATCTGAAAGTCTGTTTACAGATAATAAGGTAGATGATGTCTTTGATTGTAGCAAAGGACACCCTATTGTTCTCAAAAAGTTTCTAGGTGGTAATATCAGTATTGAAAGTATGGTAATCTATGATAGAATACTAGGGTATGGGAAAGATTTCGATCAAAAGTTGGATGATCCTGTATGGAAAACCGTCAGTCGAAGAGTGAGAAAGTATTCTCCCTTCCTAAATATAGATGTATTCCGCTATAAAAAAATACTAAAGGGGGTAGCAACTAAGTGAGTTTTTTCGACTCCGACATCGTGAAGGCTGAGATGGCAGATATCCATCAACTCCAAGAGGAAATTTATTCAAGTGTAATGAACTTTCCTTACATGAGTGCTGCTGATAAAACAGAGCATATCAATTTATTATCTGAACTTGTCGAGAAACAAAAAGTCATGTATGCACGTCTGAGTTTATCAGATGATCCCGATGCTGAAACCATGAGAAAAGAGATGATGAAATCCGCAGAGATGATGGGTTTACCGAAAGGTGTTGATATGAGCATTATCTTTAATCAAATGAGTGAAATGATCGAACTCATGAGAAAGCAATTTGACATCGGCACTTTTTAGTATATAATAGAAGAGTACACACAAGCCAAATCTAATTTAATCCGAGGTAACTATGTCTTTCGCAGACCTAAAGAAGCAGTCATCACTAGGTTCATTGACTGCAAAACTTGTTAAAGAAGTTGAAAAAGCGAACACATCTGGTGGCGGTGGCGATGAGCGTCTCTGGAAACCAGAACTAGACAAAACAGGTAATGGATATGCAGTTATCCGTTTCCTCCCTGCACCTGAGAACGAAGAGTTCCCATGGGCAAAAATGTACACTCATGCCTTTCAAGGGCCTGGTGGTTGGTATATTGAAAATAGTCTAACCACAAATGGTCAAAAGGATCCTGTCTCCGACTACAATCGTGAGTTATGGAACAGTGGCAATGAGTCTGACAAAGATGTCGTGCGTAAACAGAAACGCAAGTTATCTTACTACAGCAACATCTATGTCGTGAAAGATCCTACAAACCCTTCTAATGAAGGCAAAGTATTCTTATTTAAGTATGGTAAAAAAATATTTGATAAGATTATGGAAGCAATGCAACCAGAGTTTGAAGATGAGACTCCAATCAATCCTTTTGACTTCTGGCAAGGTGCTAACTTCAAGTTGAAGATTGTGAAGAAAGATGGATATTGGAACTATGACAAGTCAGAATTTGACAAGATAGGGCCAGTTCTTGAAGATGATGATGCTCTTGAAGCATTATGGAAGAGACAGTATTCACTTACTGCGATCACTGCTCCAGACCAGTTCAAGTCATACGATGATCTTGAGAAGCGTTTGAAGTATGTTCTTGGCAAAAAGCCAGTCAATCGCTACATTCCTGATGAAGAGTTAGAGAGTGAAAGTGAAGGTCTTGATGTTGCAGAAAAAGTAGTTACTCAAGCAGTAGCAACTCCTGCAGCAACCACAACTGTTGATTCTGATGAAGATGATGCGCTATCCTACTTTCAAAAGTTAGCAGATAGTTAACTACTCAAATAAACGGATATTATCTCCTTGCACAAGGGTTTCACTCACATACTGAGTGGAACCCTCTTTATATGACATGATTTGTTCTAAGTCATCGAAGACAATATTTAAATATATTTTTTTGAGTAAAAATATCTCTCTTTTTTTATTATTTAAATTCTGTTCATATGTAAAATTAGTCACTGGCAAAGCGATATCAGTGATTGTCACCTGATCATTTTTTCCTTTATCATAAAAACTTACACTTTGACCAACACCAACTCTCGTGCCTGATTCTATGATGATTCTTCCATTACTTGTTTTCACTTCGTTTGCCTCGTAATGGTGAATACCTGAGTATAATTTTGTTTCATTTTCATACTTATCAATTAAGTATTCATAAAAATTTTCGTTCGACAAAGGCCACTCACTTTGTACATTTACAATATTGTTTGACATCAGAACAACCCAATCTAAAGTAGGATCACCATATACTTGGAAAGCAACATTATCTGGTCTGTCATCACCTTTAATAATGAATTTTTCAAAAAAAGCAACATTTTCAAAAATGTCATCTCTTAATTTTGCTCTCTTGAAAAAATTTTTTACAAGATTATATTCATTTGTAGATTTAGGATCATCTCTATTCACATAAGCGAATTCTGGGATATTGCGAAAATAAGGATTTGCCATTTTAGAAACCTATACTTGTGTCTTGAGCGTCATCTCCTTTCATATTTTCATAGTCATCATTAAAGATAGGATCAAGTTCTTTAAATGAAAAGTTAAGTTGATAAGAGACCATTGAAAAATCTTCATCATAAGTCATGTATGTATTATTAGGCATGTAATTTACTGAAAAACCTAAGAGAGCACACTCTTTTATTTTAGGTAAAAAATCATGTTCAAAATCAATTGGATTTAAAAATTCAAGGAAATAAGTGTTTGGAGATCCAAGAAATATTCCTATATCATCTCTTTGCACTGCCATGGATTGTTTAAACATTCTTATAATTCTTAAGACCTCTTGAGATTCTTTTGCATCTCTAGGTGATATTATATATTGAAAATTAAATGGTCTTAATGTTGGCCCTTGAAATAGTAATTGTAAATTATTATTGAATACTTGTCCGGAGGTTCTCGCTAGTAATTCATTTGGATTAACTCCAAGTGCGGATCCGGTAAGTAAGTTTGCTATACCAGTTGGTAAGTTTCCCT